TGCAGATGATAAAATCATTAATGAATTAATGTTTCCTTCATTAAACAAATTTTATACACCAAAAAAACAAATAACTATTTACAATTAACAAAACACCTATGGGAAAACTATTTAAAGATTCAGAAATGCACCTCGACCAAGAGGTGCTATTCTATTACGAAGGCGAAGAGTATTGCTGGACTGGCCATTACGAGGTCAAGCAATGCGGCGAGGAGTCTGACTGGGATTATTGCGGCGACTCTGAGGTTGAGGTTGAAATTGAGACAACCAAAAGCGTCACCAAGTTTAACGAACAAACCAACGGCTGGGACGAGGTCACACCTACCAACTCCTTGATTTACGAAGTAATATTACACATTGAACGAAATCTTTAAACAACAAACACCTATGAAAGAACTCATTGCAATCCAATCGGAGTTGAAGGCTCCAAAAAACCAGTACAATTCCTTTGGGAAATACAAGTACCGCTCAGTCGAGGACATTCTTGAGGCGGTCAAGCCATTGCTTTTAAAATACGAATGCACCTTAACTATTGAGGACGAAGTAAAAGAAGTCGGTGGAATAGTATTTATTGAGGCTACTGCTGCAATACAAAAGGACATGGAAGGCCGAGCGGTTACGGCTCAGGCTGGCATTGACATAAACCGCAAAGGCATGGACGTGGCACAGTCGTTTGGCTCCTCATCCAGTTACGCTAGAAAGTACGCTTTAAACGGTTTGTTTTTGATTGACGACACCAAGGACCCTGACGCAACAAACGACCACACGCCAAAGGCTCCAGTACTTACAAAGGTTAAGCCAACCGAGGAACAGTTTGCATACATTGTGCGCTATCTAAACGGAACGGATGCCCAGCAAAAACAAGCCAAGGAGGCTTTGAATAAATACGAATTAACACAGGAACAAAAAGACACTTTAGACGGACTATTATAATGGCAAACTTATATGAAATAACAAGAGAGGCGCTGGAGTTAGCGTCTCTACTGGAAACCGAGGAGTTAACTCCTGAACTGGAGCAAATGCTGGTAATAAACCAAGAACAACTCCAAGCCAAGGCTGGCAACTACGCCAAGGTAATTGCAAACATTCAAAGCGATGCGGATGCAATCGACCAAGAAATTAAGCGACTCAAAGCAATGAAGGAAAGCAAGGACCGAGCCGTTACAAGGCTCAAGGACGCGCTCAGAGAGGCAATGCTAGTAAGTGCCATCGACAAAATAGAAAGTCCTTTATTTAAGCTTAGTTTGCGCCGTAGCGAAGCGGTGGAGGTTGACGTGCTGGAGGCTTTGCCAAGTGAGTTTTTAAACATTAAAAACGTGGTAAGCGCTGACAAAGTAGCAATTAAGGACGCCATCAAACGTGGCGAGAATATTACTGGAGCAAGAATAATTGAAAACTTTAACCTGCAAATAAAATGAAAACTTACACTTATCTAGGCAAGACAATACAACGCCCAGCAGACCTAGCGCCGACAGGCGTTAAGTCTACTTACCAAACTGAAAAGCTACCTTTTAACGAAACCTTTGAGCGCCTGTGGAAACTAAAGAAATAATGGACGAAGTAAAGCGCTTGTATATTGAAGGATTGACGCGCAAAAAAATAGCGGCCAAACTTGGTTTGGATTCAGAGCAGGTAGGTTACATTCTTTATACCAAGTTAAAGCTGCATGAAATTTACCCGCGCAAGTTGATGGACGAAAATATTTTTAAAATACTAACCGACCAGCAGATAACTAGAATTTTAACTTTGGCAACTTATGGTTATTGCTGCCGAGAAATAGCAGAAGACCAAAATCTAGAATTCCGCAAGGTTAAGAAGCTGCTGGACGTTGCAGAATCCAAAAACATGATTGAGAAAAAAGTATAAATTCTTTTTTATTTCTTAGATTATTTTAATATTTGTTAAACATTTAAACCAAACACTTATGCAAAACTATTTCACTGTCCAGCCATTTTATGGACCATTCACGCAAAAAAGCGCCAAATACTATGTTGAAATTTATATTGACGCACTAGTAATTGGCAACATGAATTCAGATACTGCAAAAAAATACATTAAATTTTATTCTACCTACTTATGAAAATCATTGGAAAAATCCTGTACGCAATCCTAGCTTTTGCGCCAATCTTTGCCTTGTTTTATATGCTTGGCTTGAAATTATCTTAAACACCTAAAAACAAACACCTATGGAAACAATTAAAATTAAAACCACGCACTTTGTTGAAACCACGTTTAACGTGCCAAAGTATTTTCGAATTGCGCACCATTACCAAATGATTTTGGACGACAATACTTACCTATTTGTCAAGTCTAATATGGAAAGTAGTTTGCTGGTATATCCTGAAATTTCAATTGGACAAATTGCTTGGTCGGCTGCACGCTGGCACGAGGCTCAGATTAAACAGGAATTAATTCCAGTAACTGAGCAAGAATTTAAGGACGAATACACCAAGGCCAATGTTTTACTATTAAACTACTTGAATTAATGGAAAGCACCGACTCACAAAACGCACTAATCAAGGGATGGCTTTTAAACGGCTATTCCTTAACTCAACTGGAGGCACTTACCCAGTTTGGATGCTTTAGACTAGCCGCAAGGATTGCAGACCTTAGAGACAAAGGTTTAAACGTGGTAACCGACATGGTTACGCTTGAGAATGGCAAAAGGGTTGCACGCTACTTTTTAAAGCGTGGAGTTTAACAGCGATTTTCGATACGACTTAGAGTATGGCATTGTCGAGGGGGAAACTTGGTTTCATGACATTGTAAGTAATTCCAAATTTGAGGTCAAGACCGACCGAATGTCTGCAAGGACTGGAAACATTTACATAGAATACGAAAGCCGAGGTAAACTTTCAGGCATTGCCACAACTCAAGCCGATTATTGGGTTTATAAAATCGCAGAATTTAAAGCAATTGTAATTAAAACAGAAGAACTTAAAATGCTTGTAAAAAAATTAGTAGACGAAGGTAAAGCAAGACCAAACGTCAGAGGTGGAGACAATAACACCAGCGTTGGCGTGCTTGTTAAAATAAAGGATTTAGTATGACTAGAGAGGAAATTATAACGGAACTAAACCACCGCGCAACGCAAAAGTATTTAGTCTACTTAGCACTTCAGGAAATAATGCTGGATTACTACGAGGACGTGACAATGCTTAAAGCATTTGACGTGGACCTAAGGACTAAGCATAAAAACATGATTAACGCTTTAAAGCGAAAGTCTACTGATGCGTTTAGGTTCCTAGAAAATTACGACGGCGGTGAGGTAACAATAAGACAGTTTCATGAGTTTGTTACTTTGTTTGAACGCCTGCACAATTCGATTGACCAAGGTGGCAATTTATTTCATAACTGCTTGTCAGCAATTGAACAAATTTTAAACGACCATGAGGGGACGCAATCTAACTGAATATCAAAAAGAGTTAATCTTTGAAGGCTGGCAAGACCGAAAGCCAATTAAGGTTATTGCCATGGAAATGGGACTTTCTTACGGTTGCATTTATTTTCAACTAAAGAAGCGTTGCCTCGTTGGATAAATCGAAAAGATTTATATTTGTCAAAACGAATCATTCTTGTGTGGTAGCTAGAATGATTCCATAGGTTACATTTAACCTAGCCCGACTGACTACCACCAGTTGGGCTTTTTTATTTTATATGAAAAAAGAAGCTTATTACTTTTCTCACGATTCAAATGCCAAGGATGACCCAAAGATTCTCCAGCTTAGAATGGAAATGGGTTGGGAGGGATATGGTTTGTTTTGGGCAATTATTGAAATGCTGAGAAACGAAAGCGACTTCCGTATGCGAACGCATTACAAAGGCATTGCATTCGCATTGCAATCGCATGAGGATTGCATAAAAAAGCTAATTAATGACTTTGATTTATTCCAATTTGATGACCAATATTTTTGGTCTGAAAGCCTATTAAAACGCATGGAATTAAAGGAAGAGCGCTCAGAAAAGGCAAGAGAATCGGCCAAGAAACGATGGAATAGGGATATTGATGCGAACGCAATGCGAACGCATAGCGAACGCAATGCGAATGCAATGCAATTAAAGGAAAGTAAAGTAAAAGAAATTAAAGAAAATGAAATAAAAGAAAGTAAAGTAAATGAGGATTCACATAATGCGATTTTTCGTCAATTATGGAATAATAACATTTGGCTCGAAGGATTAGCAATGAACTGGAAAGCAGATTTAACCGAAGTTAAAAACCATTTAAATACCTTTAGGCAAGAATGTATCTTAAAGGCAGACTTTAAAGAAAACGAAAAGCTTGCCAAGGAGCATTTTTTTAATTGGGTAAAAAGAGGCAACCCAGTACCAAAAAAAGAAAGCAAGAGTAAAAATGTTTTCGACGAACTTTATGAGGATTTACAAAAACAAAAACACCAAAATAATGAATGAAATAATTTTAACGCACCTACGCAAAATGGAATTTGTTTGCGGACTCAAGCAATTTAAAGAATATAAAAAAGAAGAGGCCAGCGAGTTACTTGGCTGCTTAAGCAAGTTGTTTGGCAGCTACGGCTGGATGACTGAGGCAAGAGTTGACTATATTTTGCACGCTGGGATGAGAGGACAGTACGGCGATTTTTACCACGTTAACGAGAAAACAGTTAGCGTTTGGATAAATCAATACTATGCGCACCACCAAAGCCAAATTGTGCAGGAGGTACAAGCTTTAAACAACAAAGAAAAGGAGCCAACCAACGAGGAAATTGCCTACTGGATTGAAGTCGGCAAACAGACTTTTCGAGACAATTACCAAGAGGCAAAAGAAACTGGACATTGCAAGCACCTAGCTGACTGGGGAGTTTATTGGTTTAATAAATTCCAAGAGAAAGGAATTTTAAAACCTTGGGAGTTTAACGTGGAGGAGATGGAGAACGACGTACGCAAAGAGTTACGCTTGACGGTTCGATATGTCGACGAGACCAGCGTTGGCGCCAAGACAAAAAACAAGATTTGGAAATTGTTTATTTTGGACGCCATTAGACAAAACAAAGAGTTAGATAAATTAATTTAAACAAAAAAACCATGAGCAAGATTTACGGCGGAAACGCAAAGATTATCGAAACCAAGTTTGGCCAAATGACTAAGATAAGCCAAAGCAGAAGCGACCTAGAGAAGTTGCTGGCATACCTTAACGCTAATGATACCGAATGGGTCAACCTAGTTATGAAGGAAAAGCAAGAGAAAGTGGAAGGTAAATCAACGCATTACTTGGAAGTAGACGACTGGAAGCCTGTGCAGGTAGCAAACAAGGCGACAGAGAAGCGCATTGTTGAAAAGGATAACTTACCTTTCTAAATGAAAAAAAACGATTTGTACGCAATCTTTGTGGCGCTGGTAGGCATTTGTCTACTGGCTCTGCTTAAAATTTCTAGCCTGCTGCTTTTTATGGTCCTGCTGGCTTTGTGGACTTTGGCTTGGTCTTGGATTTATGAAAAATGTAAATGATACAATTTAAGCTAAACGAGAAACCGCTAAGCGTAAACGAAGCTTGGCAAGGCAAACGCTTTAAGACGGAAGCATACAAGCATTACGAGCGGACGATTTCATTTATGTTGCCAAAAGCCGAAATTGATTCAAACCAAATGTTGAGGATTGAGTTTTTCTTTGGCTTTAGCAACAAGGCGAGCGACCTTGACAACCCAGTTAAGTTGCTAATTGATATTGCGCAAAAGAAATATGGATTTAACGATAAAAACGTATTTGAGTTAAACGTGCGAAAGTGCTTGGTCAAAAAAGGAGACGAGTTTATACAAATGGGAATTTACCAGCTTTTACCTTTTTAAATGAAAACAATTAACAGTCTAAGCGGTGGTAAAACCTCGTCTTATTTAGCGGTGCATTATCCAGCCGATTACGAGATTTTTGCATTGGTTCAAATCGAGGATGTTAATTGCAAACCTAAAGACCAAAGCCTTGTAAAGTATGCCTCAGAAAAACTAAGCAAAGAGTTTATTGCAACTGCTGAAAGCGACCTGACTTTGTATGCAATGCGAGACTTGGAACAATTAATTGGAAAAGAAATTATTTGGGTTGCTGGTAAAACATTTGACGCATTAAACAAAAAGCAAAAAGCAATACCAAACCAGCAATGGAGGTTTTGCACCACGGAAATGAAAATGCGACCAATTTTTGATTGGTGGTATAAAAACATTGGCGAAAAAGTGAAAATGGGAGTTGGCTTTAGATACGACGAAAAGGAACGTGCAGAAAGATTTAGCACAAGTTTTAAAGGAATTATTGGTCAAAAAAATAATCGAAACCAATGGCAAGAAATAGATTGGCGAGAAGGATTTTTTCCATTAATTGAAAACAAAATAACTCATTATCCTATTTACCAATGGGCGAAAAAAAGTGGTATTATATTTCCAGCAGATAGCAATTGCGTTGGATGCTTTTGGAAGCCAGTACAACAACTTAGGAAAAATTGGGACACGGAGCCAGCTAAAATGCAATGGTTTGCAGACCAAGAAAAGAAAGGAACTTGGAAAAAAGAAATGACCTACGAGCAAATAAAAACCATTGGATTGCAGCAAGATTTTTTCTTTGGAACTGGTAGCGGAAGCCAAGCTGGATTTTGTACAGATTAAACAAAAATCTAGGTTTTAACTTGGAATTAAATTTGAAACCTATATTTGCGTAAAGATTAACAAAATGAGCGTTTACGAAGGGTTACTAATTAAGAAAGCACGCAAGCAAGCTGGCTATAACCAGCTGGATTTGTGCAAGAAAATTGGATTGAGTCACGCGCCAATTAACCACGTGGAGAATGGATTGGAGTCAATAAGTCTTTTGAACTTGCGCAAGATTTGTGAAGAGATTGGTTTGGAGGTAGTAATAAAGCGAAAAGATGGCTAAAGGTTACCCGATTTCAAAGCCTGACTATTCGCTAGAAATTAGATACCGACTAAGGGACGGCCAATGGTCTCCTTGGTCAAACAAAGGCAAAGGTAAATTTGAAAGCATGGAACTGGTCCAGCGACAGATAAGAACTTTGGCGGCAGCTTACCAAGGCCGAGAAAAAGAAGTTAGATTTGAATGGAACGGGAAGCTTTGCAGCTTTACAGGCGAGCCGACTGGTCAAACAATAATATTAATGTAGTTATTTTGGGTTTGTTGATGTTTAAAAGGCTTGGGTTTTGCTCAAGCTTTTTTTTAAAATTTACTAAATATGAAAATTAACGATTTTGGTTTTTGGGAGACAACAGACCAAACAGGACACGTTCACGACCTAAGCATTTCCGCTGCCTTATGCCAGTACTTAGCCGATAAGCAATCCAAGACAGTTGTCGACTTCGGGTGTGGACTTGGTGACTATGCAAAAGCTTTTAAAGCCAATGGTTTTAAGGTCGAGGCTTATGACGGCAACCCAAATACAGAAATTATAAGCGGTGGAATAGGCAAAGTGCTAGACCTGTCTAAGCCATTTTATTTAGGCAAAAAATTTGACGTTGTTTTGTCGCTTGAAGTTGGCGAGCATATTCCAAAAGAATTTGAGGAGCAATTTATTGACAACATTACCAAGCACGCAAAAAAGCATTTGATTATAAGCTGGGCAATTGTAGGCCAAGGTGGAGACGGACACGTAAATTGTGCAAATAACGACTATATCATTGGGCAAATTGTAGACCGAGGATTTAAGCACAATGAAAATGATTCTCAAAAGATTAGGAAGGCTGCAACAAATGCGTCTTGGTTTGGCAACACGATAATGGTATTTGATAAGGTCTAAGTTTGGTTAGGCTTTTTTTTATCTTTGACTGAATAATCAGTTTATTTCACATGGGACAAAACGGAGGAGCAAGATTAGGAGCAGGCCGAAAGCCAAAAGCAGATGAGATTAAAATCATTGAGCAGATGGACGCTATTGCGGTACCTGAGGACGCTTGGCGTGCGCTTTGGGAGAAGTGCCAAGACGGAGACATACAAGCCATCAAGTGCTGGCTAAATTACCGCTTTGGAATGCCTAAGCAAGTGGTCGACGTTACAACTTTAGGAGAAAAGGTAACACCACCAATTGAATGGATAAAATCCAAATAATTGACAAATACGAGCCTTTATTTTTAGAGGTACCTAAAACGCGTTATTACCTTATTACTGGTGGTCGTGGCTCAGGAAAGTCGTGGACGCTTTCCATGTTTTTGTTAAACCTGACTTACCAAGAGGGCCATGTAATTCTATTCACGCGCTGGACGCTAACCTCGGCCTTTATTTCAATCATTCCTGAATTTATAGACAAGATTGAGTTAATGAATAAGTCGGATGACTTTGAAATAACCCAGTCAGAAATCATAAATAAGTCGACAGGCTCAAAGATTTTATTTCGAGGCATTAAGACCAGCCAAGGAACGGCAACGGCAAATTTAAAGTCGATTGCTGGCGTTACGACGTTTATTCTTGACGAATCCGAGGAGTTAATGGATGAGGATGTATTTGACCGCATAGACTTATCTATTCGTGCAATAAACAAGCCTAACCGCGTTATTTTGGTAATGAATCCAAGCTATAAATCGCACTGGATTTATAACCGATTTGTTAAGAATCCTCGCAACGACACCAGTTACATTCATACAACATACCTAGACAATGAGCAGAATTTAAGCTTATCATTTATCGACCAAGCCAAACGCGTCCAGCAAGAAAACCTCCACCGATACGAGCATTTATTTTTAGGAAAATGGCTAGACGACGCTGAGGGATTACTTTGGAATAGGCCAATAATTGAACGCGCAAGAGTAACCGCAAAACCTGAGTTGGTTAGAATTGTAATTGCAATCGACCCAGCAACCACCGCGTTAATGGGAAGCGACGAAACTGGAATAATTGTTTGCGGTAAGGATGCCAACGGCAAGGGATATGTCCTTGAGGACCTTAGCGGTAAATATTCACCAACGGAATGGGCCAGCGTATCTTTGCAGGCTTTTAAAAATTGGAATGCGGATTGCATAGTTGCAGAAAAAAACCAAGGAGGAGACATGGTGGAAAATGTTTTAAGGTCGCAAAACACGACCGCAAGAATTAAACTGGTAACCGCAACAAAGGGCAAATACGTCAGGGCCGAGCCTATCTATTCGCTTTATGAGCAGCACAAAATTTTTCACGTTGGCAGCTTTCCCTTGTTAGAAAATCAAATGGTAACCTTTGAGCCTGACAAAGGCAAATCGCCTGACCGAGTCGATGCAATGGTTTGGGGATTTACAGAATTAATGCTTTCAAGCCAAGATTTTTGGCACGTTTAGAATATTGAATCATTTTTTTATTTTATTACCCTATTTTTACAAAAAAAGCAAACGGAATGAATTACGTAGATAGAATAAAAGCCGCGCTAGGTTTTAACCAAAAAGATTCCACATACCTTAACGCGGTTTTCCCTTACTTGGGAAATAATGTTATTTGGACCGCACCAACAACGCAAAATTTTATCGAAAAAGGTCTATATCTTAACTCAGACCTTTACTCCATTATCAACCTAATCATTAACAAAGTCAGCACCGCGCCAATTGTTGTTTATGAGGTAAAAGACCAAAAGGCTTTGAATTACTACAAATCCATGAGCCGAAACTTTGAAAACTCAGGCGCCAAGTTTCAAGCCGAGAGACTCAAGACAAAAGCATTGGAGGAGGTCCACATTCCTGAACTTGAAAAGCTATTTAAAAAGCCAAACGAGTTTCAAACTTGGGATAACCTTTTAAAAGAAATTGCCGCATTCCGTCTTATTACTGGTAACGCTTATATTTATGGCGCTAGACGTGGTGAGCAACCAAACGCTCCAATCATTGCCTTGTATTCTTTGCCTGCGCAGTACATGGAAATTATAAGCGGTGGTCTAAACCAGCCGATTAAGGAGTACAGATTGACCTATAATGGTTACGACAGAATTGACGCTGCAAACGTAGGCCACCTAAAAAATATAAATCTTAGCTACCAAGCTGGAACCGCAAACCACCTTTATGGCGCTTCTCCTTTGCGTTCCGCAGTTCGTGACCTTACTACGTCAAACGACGGTAAGCAGGCTCTTTTGTCTATGCTTCAAAACATGGGCGCAAGAGGTATCTTAACTGGAGACGGAACCGTAAACATTACCCGAGAGCAAGCGCAAGGACTAAAGGAGGATTACGCGCATAACTACCAAGGCGCAACTAAAGCTGGCGACGTTATCATTACTCCAGCCAAGTTAAGCTGGGTGCAAATGGGAATGAATGCGGTGGATATGTCAATACTCGACACCCAAAAAGTAATTTTGCGCTCATTGTGCCGCGTTTATGGAGTTGATGCAAAGCTTCTTGGCGATACTGAGGCAAGTACTTTCAATAATACTGAAACCGCTTACAAGGCCCTAATTAATAACGTAGTTCGTCCTTTGCATATTGAAATCCGAGACGTGCTTAATAACTGGCTTTTGCCTTCTTATGGCAACAAAAATCTATTCTTAGATTTTGACTACATGGCTTATCCTGAAATGCAGGACGACATGGACAAGCTTGTTGGACAATTGTCTCAGGCTTGGTGGTTAACTCCAAACGAAAAACGCGCGGCCATGAATTACGGCGAATATGAAAATATTTTGATGGAGCAGCCATTTATTCCGCAGGGATTAATGACTTTAGCGGAGTTCTCAGCGCAACCAGTTGACGACCTAGAAAATTTGGGAGACTATGCCCAAACCAACTAAAAAGGACCTAGCGCTTGCAAAGCAATTGGACGCATTGCAGAGACGTTACGAGCAGCGATACGAAAAGCAAATTTACACGGCTTTAAAAAAGCAAATGCAACCGTATTTGGATGCTATTAAACAGGCGGACGGAAATATTAACCGCTTTGATTTAATAACTCCAGCGCCTTTGGCCGACGTATTGGAAAACCTTTATGTCGTTGCTGGCACTGCTTATGCCGACGCAATGTATAGCGCAATCCAGCCACCAAGTAAAGCAACCAAGGAAGCCTTGCGAGCAGGCTGGCGCGACTTCATGCGTTTGTTTGCGATTAGAAATCTGCCGCAAACTTTGATACAAATCAACGAGACCAGTCAAAAGATAATCCGAAATATTGTTTTAGGTGGATTAAGTGAGGGCCTTGGAACGCTTCAAATTGCAAGCATAATTCAAGAAACAATCACGACTGTATTTACCAACCGAGCCAAGCTAATTGCTAGGACAGAAATGGCAATAGCTACCAATAACGCAGCAATGCAGTCGGCAGCAACCTCGGATTTTATGTATGAAAAGAAATGGATTCCAGCGACGGACAACAGGACAAGACCCGACCACGCTGCCATGCTTAATAAGCCTTGGATTCCATTTGACGAAAACTTTATTGTAGGCGGTGACGAAATGAGACAACCAGCAGACGGAACGCAAGGCGCTGGAGCAGACCAAATTTGTAATTGCCGATGCAAAGTTGTGTTTAGAATCATGCGAGACGTTGACGGCTTACCAATTAGAAAATGATTGCTTACGTTATAAACCTTGACCACCGCAAGGATAAATGGCGTTCGTCCATGAATGAGTTGGCACCTCACTTTAACCTTGAGCGAGTAAGCGCAATTCAGCATGAATGGGGTTGGCTAGGATTATGGCAAACTTTTAAAAAGATTTTTCAAGAATGCGATGGCAACGTTTTAATATTTGAGGACGACGCAACTTACCGAGGTTGGTCAACTAATTTAGACGAGGCAATTCAAGACCTGCCAGCTGACTGGGATATGCTTATGCTGGGAGCCAATATAAAAGATTCAAGACTTGACAGGATAAGCAAGCGCTTGGTTCGCACTTACGGCTCTTGGACAACGCACGCAATTCTTTACTCTCACCGCTTTGCAAAGGAAATGGCAGAACTAGACTTGGATATACCGATTGACGAATATTTCAGGACAAAAGTGCATCCTAAAGGCAATTCTTATATTTGCGTTCCGTTCCTATCTTTTCAGCGACCAAGTGAAAGCGACATTGAAGGAGGTTACAAAAACTATACAAGCCTATTTGAAGACAGTGAAGCAAAGGCTTTGCATTTTGTCAATCAATAATTTTATAGGTTTGCTTTTTTTTTTAACCCTTTTATTTTTACAAAAAAAGAGAATATGATTTACAAGAATATAAGCCAAGGAATTATTGAGGACGTTGACGACGTTAAAGGAATTGTAACTGGTTACTTTTCCGCTTTTAACAATATTGATTCCGATGGCGACGTAATTGTATCAGGTGCTTACAAGAAAAGCGTTGCAGAGAATGGACCAATGGGACGCAATCGAATCATGCACCTGCTCCAGCATAATCCTTTGATGCCATTGGCTAAGCCTATGGAGTTAATGGAGGACGCAAAAGGCTTGCGCTTTACCTCTAAGATTACCGAAACCAGCTACGGCAAGGACGTAATAAAGCTTTATGCTGAGGGCGTTTTTAACGAGCATTCAGTAGGCTTTGAAATTATCAAGTCAGATAACAAGGCTGGATATAGAGAAATTAGAGAAATTAAACTTTGGGAGGGTTCAACTGTTACTTGGGGAGCCAATCCAAATACACCGATTGAATCAATGAAAAGCTGGGACCAGCCAAAAAGCGAGGAAATGATTGCGAAGTTTTGCGGCATTCTTAGAAATGGCAACCTTACCGACGAGTCAATGATTCAGCTTGAAATCGGATTAAAGCAAATTCAAGAACATTTAAAGGCATTGCAAACAAAATCAGTCCAGTCCGTAGAATCCGACGAAAGTCAATTCGATAGCGCATTAGACCCGACCTTGGCAATGGCTTTGGAGTTCGAATTTATACCAAAACTTAAAAAATTTATTTAAAACACAATGGAAGCAATTAAATCACAATTGGATTCAGT